GAAATCATGGCTGCTCTGGCACAAGAGATCACAGCTGAAATTGACCAGGAGATTCTCCTGAGTCTCCGCAGCCTGGCCGCCACTGAGTTCACTTACAACCAGGCTACTGTTTCTGGTACAGCCACATTTGTTGGTGACGAACACGCCGCACTGGCTGTGTTGATCAACCGTGTTGCTAACCTGATTGCTCAGCGTACACGTCGTGGTGCTGGTAACTATGCAGTGGTCAGCTCTGCTGCCCTCACCGTGCTGCAAAGTGCTACCACTTCTGCGTTTGCTCGCACAACCGAAGGTACTTTTGAAGCTCCTACCAACACCAAGTTTGTTGGTACACTGAACGGCTCTATGCGTGTGTTTGTTGACAGCTATGCCAGCGACACAACTCCTGTGCTGGTTGGTTACAAAGGTTCCAGCGAAGCTGACGCTCCTGCATTCTACTGCCCATACATTCCATTGATGAGCAGCGGTGTTGTTCTGGATCCGTCAACATTTGAACCAGTCGTGAGCTTCATGACTCGTTATGGTTACATTGAGCTTACCAACACTGCCAGCAGCTTTGGTAACGCTGGTGACTACGTGGGTGAGATCGCTGTGTCTAACCTGTCTTTCAGCTAATCAACTGGCTGTATTGCAAATCACAAAAAGGGCCGCAAGGCCCTTTTTTTTCTTATTGTTATGATAAAAACATTGCACAATGCTCATTCACGATTGTATTTGAACCAGTGGTTTACTGAGGATACATTGATTGTAACAGATGACGATGTTGATAGTCAACGTCTTAAAGAATATATTGATGATGCGGCAGACCCTGTAGTGGTTGATCTTTCAATGAACAGTTGCCCGCTCAAATATGTTCCAGAATTTTTGCGCCATCGGTCCATACTGACCACAGAGTATCAGTACTGGTATGACGCCCCTTCAAACTTACATTATTTTCCATTTTGGTTATGGATGTTTAGTCTGAGAGCCAATTTTTATAATTCTGGTAACTGGATTTATGACGCATCTGGCCGCAAAAATACTGAGATAATGTGTCTCAATCGAAACGCTCGTGCGCATAGATTTATGTTGGGATTACTCTTGGGCGAAGACATTGACAAAGTGCTTTACACCTGGGGTGGTGGCAGATTGCCAGATGACCATTGCAATATTGCTGACGTTGGAGTTGCAAATCGCGCTTATAACCAATGTGCAGTGAACTTGGTAACTGAAACTGAAGTTGATGTGCAATCTCTGTCAGAGAAAACCTGTAAACCTTTTGTGGCTAGACAGATACCGATCATTGTAGGACCTGTTCATGCCAATCAATTTCTCACTGACATTGGGTTAGATATGTTTCCAGATGTTGTGCCCTGGCATTTGTGGGATCATGAGCATGACTGGTTAATTCGAGTAAATCTAGTGGCCAAATTTGTTAGACATTGGATTCAAAGCGGAACTATTTTGCAAGATTATAAAACTTTGATACCAAGGGTTGAAAAGAACAAAACTTATTTTCACAGCGACCAGTTTAGATCAACCATACTGAAACGCATGCCCAATGTGAATCATTACTAGATAAAGTCAAAATAAAAACCTGCACATCCAAGCTGGTCAGACCAGGAGTAGTGCAGGTTAGTAATATAGTTTAACGACCTAAGCTATTGTTGTCATAGAGTGAATATTTATTATACACTTTATACTTTGAACCAACTGAGAAATTGGCTCACACGGGTGGCAACGTCTTGCCAATTGTTAAATTCTGATTGCCTAAACAGTCGAGCAGTGGTATACCAAGGACTGTCGTTGCGATCTGTTAACCATCGCCAGTCAGTGGCAAATTTTTGTAGCATCACCCAAGTTGGACGACCCAGTGCTCCGCTCAAATGACTGATGGCTGTATCCACTGAAATGACCACATCCATGTGCATGATCAAAGCAGCAGTGTCATGAAACCCAGTGATAGAGTTGGGAAAAAGTCTCACACCAGCTTCAGCCATTTGTTGTGTTTCTTCATCACTGGCATCAATCTGTAAGTTGAACCACTCAAACTGAGGGTTGCGTTTGACCAGGTCCAGCATCACAGAGAATGGCACACTCTTGTGTTGATTGAGCCACGAATCTCTGCGACCACTCCAGCTGAAACCAATGCGCATGCGAGTTTTTGGACCCAATTTATCTTGCCACTCACGCACCAGTCTGGCATCTGCATTGAGATAGTTCACTGGCCTGGGCAGATTATCCAATGTCAAACCTAAAATTCCTGGAATGCTCATGATAGGCACCCAAAAATCAAACTCTCCCATGTCTGACTCATAAGTTCCAACTTGCTGGATAATTTCACTGTGACTCATCAATGGTATCAGCCCGTCGGTGACTTGCAATTTGATTTTTGCTCCAGCCACATGCAGATTGTATAAAAATCTACAAAATTGAATATTGTCTCCGTGGCCTTGCTCGCCTACTACCAAAATAGTTTTGTCTTTGAGATCCTGACCTTGCCAGCGAGGTTGTTGAAACACTGGCTCTGTGCCAGCTAGATGTTCAAACTGCCAACGAGCTTCGTATGCTGGCCATCCATTTTTGTAATCGCCCATGGCCAACAAGGCCACTGCCCAGTTGAACCGGGCTGTGGTATTTTTTGGATCCAACAGCATGGCATGTTGTAGAAACGGTATGGCTCGCTGTGGATGTCCAATTTCTCTCATGACATTGCCATAGTTGTTGAACGCTGCTGCTGAATCCATGTTCTTGGCAAATGCCAGCGCATAACACTGTAGTGCTTCGCCATACTGACGATTGGCACGGTGTTGGTTTCCTTGCTCTATTAAAAATTCTGTGTCCATGGCAATATTTAATGGCTGCTCAACAAGTTTGTAAGTTTTCTATAAATAATGAGTTCGCAAATCGGCGACTTATGCAGGTAGCCCCTGCGTAGCGGCTAGAACCCGCATTGGGCTTCTTTAAGGAGAAATCAAATGGCAAGAGCTCTCAAAATTCAAAAATACGGTACTTCGCAAGGTATCACCATCAACACCAACGGCACAGTAAATCAACCTGCTGCTGCTGTGCCTGTGGATCAAGGCTATCCAAACTTTGGCAGTTTGACCAATATTGTGTACAATTCAGCTGATACTCTGAGTTCTACCGAATTCTTGGGCGTGGTTGGAGGCAACAGCAGTGCAGCCACCAGCGCCACTTACCCAATCATTCTACCACAGGTCAACATCAGTTTGGCCGACGGCACTGACACCACTGCTGGTAACGGACGTATCATACGTCAAAAAGGTGCTCACAAGTTCTTGGTAGCATACGTGGCCAGTACCACTGCAGACGGTAGCTTCATTGTAGGCCAAGCCTACCAAGTTGTCAGCACTGGCACCACTGTTTGGGCCAATGTGGGCGCAGGGCGCGACACAGTGGCAGCAGGCGATATCTTTACTGCCACAGCAGCCGACGGTGGCGGCAATGGCACTGCATATCCTGTGGGAGTATGTGTGTTATCCAATACTGGCACACCAGCTGCTGGTTTCATGAGCATTGAATACTCTGTGGGCGACAGCTCTGCGGTTTATGCCAGCTATATCACCAACAAGTGGATTCGCGACTGGAACGGCATGACCTATGGCAATTACAGCAACAGCAACTTTGGAACCAATATTCAATCTGGTGAAAACTTCTATCCTGTGAACTTCTTCACTGACGAAGGCACTGTGACCTGGAGTGGTGCTGAAATCATCAATGGTGCCGAAGCGCAGAACGGCAGTCTGCAATTGGCACAGGTGGTCAAAGCAACATCTTGATTTTGATTTGACCCAGAAATCCCTCCAGATAACTACTGGGGGGATTTTTTTATGAGTTATGCTTTTGTATTGGGCAACGGTGTCAGTAGATTGGAAATTGATCTACAAGTTTTGAAAAATTTGGGCCCAGTGTATGGTTGCAATGCTCTGTATCGAGAATTTGCACCCACAGTCTTGGTCAGCACTGATCGCCCCATCAGTGAAGCCATACAAAACAGTGGCTACGCCAATGAACATCGCATGTACACTCGCAAACCTATTCCTGGTTTGGGTGCGCAACGAGTGCCGCAGGACTACTATGGGTTTAGTTCGGGTCCTATTGCAGTGGCTTTGGCTGCAATGGATCAAAATTGTGCAGTATATCTCATTGGATTTGACATGGGCCCAGTCAAAGGTGATCGATTCAACAATGTATACGCCGACAGCGAATTTTACAAAAAAAGTTCATCTCGGCCCACTTACACTGGCAATTGGGTGCGGCAAATACAAAGAGTCTGCAAAGATTTTTCAGACGTAAATTTTTTTCGTGTGATGGGGCAGACCACTGCTGCCATTGCTGAACTGCGTGGTATCAAAAATTTGGCAGCCATGCCAATTCAAGACTTTCAAAACCGCATAAATAACACAAAGGATCTGTAAATGACTACCTACAATCGTGTTGCGGGCAATTTGGTGTTTCAAACCACAGGAGGCGCCGATACCATTACTTTTACAGGATTGACTGCCAACACAACCACTGTTGTGATTGACGGAGATCTCAGTGTCAGTGGTAACGCCAGCCTCACTGGAAACATTGCTGGCGACAAAATATTCAACGGCACTAGCTCTATTGAAATTCCTGCGGCCAGTGGCAACATTGTGATGAGTGTGGCAGGTGTGCCCAATGTGGTAGTGGTCACCAGCACAGGTGTTAGTTTTGCCGGAGACATTGGTTTTACAGGCAATGTTTCTGCAGGCAATTTGACCACCACTGGTATCATGTCGGCAGCTGGCAATGTCACTGGTGCCAATGTGATTGCCACCAGCAACATCATTTTAAGTCATACTTCAAACAGCACTTCAACTAGAACTATTAGATTCAGTGATGCCAACACTGCTGTGACCACAGTGGGATCCAACATTGGTGCCATTGAATGGTTCACCAGCGATTCTGCGCCAGCAGCTAGAGTAACAGCAGCCATTAGAGCAGTTTATTCAGACACTTCAGGTAATGCAAACTTGTTGTTTCAAACAGCCAATACAGCATCAGCAACACGACTGGCCATCATTGGCGCTTCGGGCAACATAGGTGTGGCCAACACAGCACCGCTGCATACTTTTGCTGTGAGTGGCTCT